GTAAAGAGACAAGAATATTGGAGTTTGTTTTTACCTCAATTCAGAGAATTTGGTAGAAAGCGAATACCATTTGATTTAGCGTATGCTTTAGTGAGCAACATAATTAAGGAAATGGGTATTAATTAACTTAATAAAGATGATACCTCCTGGTAGATTTTGGACTAAAGAGACGCGTCGTGCGTTTTTTGGTGAAAATGGTAAGTCTATCCGTTTTGAGATATGGCAACGAGACATGATCGAAATATATACGCGCACATCCTGTCATAAAAGTAATAACATTCGAATACACGAGGAAGACTATACACTGTGTAATCCATCTAATCTTGGTTCCAAGCGTCTCAGGTATACCGAGAATTTCGACGGCATTCAAGAATTCGGTGAAAATACAGTGTACATTAATTTGAAAATGATTTGTGAGAGCGGCGGTGGACAGGCACGTTCCATTAAAGATGTGTATGGATTTGTCAAATCTCAAATGGAATTTATTGATACTATTCATAACACTGGAAACATTTATTTTGCTAATATACTTGACGGAGAATATGCTTCAAGTTTTTATAATGAATTCGAACTTCTTATAACAAAGGATGGTTTAACTGACAGTTATGCCCAGCGAATATATGTTGGAGATTTAAAAGGTTATATTGAATGGTTAAAGGAAAGACACCTGATTAAACATATAATGTCCATTCAAGTGAAGAAACTTCATGAAGATTCGATTATTCCAACAAAGGCTACGGATTGTGCTGTTGGTTGGGACTTACCAAGTTATGAAGAATTAGTCATCCCCTCGGGCGAGCATGCGCTCGTAAAGACTGGTTTGGCTATGCGTGTCCCTGATTACGGTATGTATGGTCGTATTGCCCCTCGTTCTGGTTTGGCCGTCAAGAAGGGTATTCATGTTGGTGCTGGTGTGATCGATCCTGATTACAGGGGTGAAATTGGTGTTGTCCTATTTAATTTCGGCAAGGAACCGTTCGAAATTAAAAAGGGTGATAGAATTGCTCAATTTGTTGTTGAAATATACTCACCCCATATATTGGAGGTTGTCGAAACACTCGATGATACTGAGCGCGGTGAAAAGGGATTTGGTTCGTCAGGCATTTAAAAAAATAAGATGAACATGTATATATGAACCACCAAGATTGGAATACTGTTGTTATTCATGGTAAAAACTTCAAGGACGAAAAGAAAGTTGTCGTTCGTGAATTAACAAAGGAACAGAAACTGGATAATGAGGAATTAGGAACCCATAAAAAAGTTTCTTTGACTCTGGCACAGAGCATTCAACAGGCTCGCATCGCCAAGGGATATAAAACGCAAAAAGATTTCGCACGAGCTATGAATCTTCCTACAGACATTGTAAATTCATATGAGTCTGGTCGTGCCATTCCAGAAAGCGGAATTTTACAGAAAATGCGAAGAGTGTTGGGTGTTAAATTATAATATTAGCATACCATAAATGGCTAGACAACCTTCAAATATTGCGAAAAAACGAGCCAACTTGGCGAAGGCTCTTGGTGGTGGCTGGAGTTCAAATAATTCAAATTCAAACTCGAACTCAAATATAAAGCGAAAGCGTGCAGGAAACAATAAGATTCCTGTCTATACTCGAGTTTTGATGAATGAAATGTGGAAAAGAAATACATCTAATAACAACCGTCAGAGAAATTTAGAAAAGAAGAAAAGAAACGCCAGTATGAAACCAACTGGTTTTGGATTTCTTTAGAATAAACTCCCGTATGTTCCAGCAATGTAATAGACTTCACTAAATCCCAACTTATTTAACTTTTTAGACGCAAATCTCGCTCTTTGTCCTGTATTGCAATATACAAGTGTTCTTCGATTTAAAAGATTTTTAGTGGTTTCTTCATTAATTGAGAGCACTGGAATATTTATGGCACCTGGGTAATGTCCCGCATTGTATTCCATTTTTGTGCGCACATCTATAATTTGTGGAAATTCACCATTTTTAATCTGTTCTCTGGCATCCTTTGATGATATGAGATTATCCCCTGAAAATGTGTACACGAGCATCAAAACAAAAATAAATAAAATGATCGCGAAGACCTTCTTCATTTTATTTATTTGGATATTTTTATAATATGAATACGAGGGCAAGAAGTGAAATTAAAATGATGACAAATACTTTTCTCATACTATAATTTATAATTAAAACGGTGCAAACCGTTCATATAGACCATCATCATGTATATTTTCAATCATATATGTGGACACCGTATTAGATGTCGCATTGCTGGACAATGTATTCGAAGTTGCGTTGCTGGACTCCGTATTAGATGTCGCATTGCTGGACAATGTATTCGAAGTTGCGTTGCTGGACTCCGTATTAGATGTCGCATTGCTGGACAATGTATTCGAAGTTGCGTTACTAGGTGGATTCAAAATGTAGTCACATTTTCTAGATGCATTATCTCCCACATATAGTTCTGTAGCTTCTGTCAAATGCATCATTCCTTGTGAAAACGTGAAAACTTCACTGGAATCATCTTTAATTTTTAATATGTCTTCTTTTATCGAATTACACTCCCTATCAATAACCGATGGATCTGTCGTATTTTTCACTTTTTTTAAAACATCATTAATTTTTTTGAGTTTGTATTTTTTTACAAAATGATGATATGTTCCTGGAATGAATCCTGTAAAATAAAGAACAACTAAAATGAGAAGGACAACAATAAACATAATAAATAATATGAGTGCCGCGTTCATAGATATGATATATTAATATTTAATTTGAGTATGCAATACCAGCCATACCTCGTTTAATACGAAGAATGTTATAGTTGACTGTGTATACTCGGACGAGGTTTCCACCGCCACTTGGGGCAGTGATGGTCAATTTCGCGTTGTCTATACGAGAGAAGTTCAACGAACCCGTTGGTTGTTGTTTGTTCAAGCTAAGGCAGAATGGCCACGTGTATGTTGGTTGATACTGGAGACCCAATGGCAACACAGTGGTGTGCATTTGTGGGACAACCGTGTGGTGATAGACGTTGCTCATATTTTCGAAGAGCGCCGTGCCGTTGATGTAGAGAGATGAGCGATCAAATGTATATTCATCATTCCACGCCGCACCAGTCGCACTTGAACCGACCAAGTGCACCGCTTTACAAGGGTGGTTGAAATAGGTCAAATCAAATTCGGTTTCACCCGCCGCGGCCATTTGGTATTGGACTTGTTGGATGAGCAATTCGTGGTCGCGTTCCATGAAATAACTGCGTTCATCTGTGTCGACATACACATAGTTGGCGAACACCTTTGGTTGTGTCGTTGGGTTGAACCCTGATCGGCACTTGATACGGACTTCAACTTCGTGGAACTTGATGCCAACGAGTGGAAGAACCTTCGTCCAGTCTTCGGAGAAGAAGAATGGAATCACATAGTGGTCGGCTGAACCTGACGCCGTTCCCTGTGATTGCGCTGGGAAGTAGTTAGTGAGGGAAGCACACGACGCGCGGGCGGCGTCGGTGTTATACAAAAGATTGTGAACAGCCTGAATATACAAGGAGTCCATGGTGACAACTTTTTGGCCACCGATCCAGAGACTGAATTCAGAGACCGAAGGCACGTTGTTAGAGTAAAAACCTGTGGTATTATCAGCGTTCACGGCAATCCCTGGGGCTTCAATCCACATGTAGCTGAGCAAATCTCCCTTATTTGGCACTGGAATGGAAACTTCATTATTGGAACCGAAAGTTCCGATGTAGTCTAAGCGTTCTGGCTTAATGGCAAAGTTCGTGTGTCGCTTGTAGTTTTGACGAAAAAATGAAACTTCTGGTTGACCCGAAATGTGGACATCCTGGACACCCTTTGAAACTAAGTCAATCAAGGCAGCAGACATTTATTAATTCTTTACATTTTATTTTTGACTGAAGGACTTCACTTCACTTAAAAAATTAATACTCATATAGGATAAGATAAATCAATGGTCGTCTTCCAAGTATTAACCTGGGAAGCCAGGGATGAAGATGATGCACATATCATTAGTATATTTGGAAAGACCAAAGAAGGAAAATCCGTTTGTGTCACTACAAATTTTTCTCCTTATTTTTTTATTAAACTTCAGCCTGGAGAGACAGGTCTAGGTGCGAATGTATTATTTAAGAAACTTCAGAAACTTTGTCCTGGATGTATTACAAGTTATGCGACTGGTCAATCTATTGATGTATGGGGGTTTCAAAACAATAAGAAGTCGTCCTTCATGAAGGTGCACTTTACGAATTTGGCTGGTTTCAAAATGGTCAATAATCTACTGAGACGCCCTCTACCCGATGAAACCTATGCGCGTCGCGTGTATGAATCAAATCTTGATCCCGTGCTTCGGTTAATGCACACGACTGGTATTAAATCTACGGGCTGGATGGACACAGGAAGTGATTGTATCAAAGGCAACTATGCCGATACTGATATTGACCTCTATTGCAATAACTGGAAGACCCTCAAATCTCTGGATATTGATGATATTTCCCCGTTTGTGATCGCTTCTGTGGATATTGAATGTAATAGTTCTACTGGAAAGTTTCCAGACCCACAAGTCGAAGGCGATGCGTGCTTCCAAATCGCCATTTCTCTTGTGCGCTTTGGTGAGACTGAGCCATATAATAAGACGTGTTTGTGCTATAAGAACACGGATACACAGTTGGAAGGTTCAAGTATTGTCAATTTTGAGACAGAGCGTGATTTGTTGATGGGTTTCCGAAACTTTTTAAAGTCTGAGGATGTTGATATTATCACAGGTTGGAATATTTTTGGTTTCGATATGGAATATATTTTCAGACGTGCACAAATGAATTCGTGTCCCCGAACTTTTTACAATTTGGGTAAGTTGAAGGATGTTGAGAGTGATTTAGTTTTGAAGAACTTATCTTCAAGTGCCCTCGGTCATAATGAATTGAAACTTTTACCTATGTCTGGTCGTTTCATTTTTGATATGTTCCACGAAGTGAAGAAGGGCTACAAACTTGATAGTTATAAACTCAATGAAGTATCCAAAGTATATCTTGGCGAAGAAAAAATAGATATGCCCGCAAAGGAGATGTTCAAACGTTTCGTTGAAGAAGATCCAGTGAAATTGCGTGAAGTTGCGGAATACTGTATTCAAGATACTTTACTTCCTCACAAATTGGTTCAAAAATTGTGTATTTTGATGAATCTCTTGGAGATGGCCAAGGCTACATGGGTTCCTATTAACTATCTCGTCGAACGAGGTCAACAAATCAAGGTCTTCAGTCAAATGGCTAAAAAGGCGAAGGAGATGGGTTTCATCATCCCCGTGATTCGTCGTGGTTCTCAACCAGATGTTGGATATGTCGGGGCTACAGTGCTTGACGCGCACGCGGGGGCTTACTATAAACCTATAACAGCACTTGATTTTGAAGGTTTGTATCCGTCTATTATGATGGCACACAATTTATGTTATTCCTCGCTTGTGATGGATCCGAGATACGAAAATATACCAGGTGTGCAGTATGAAACATTCAAGGTTGGCGATGTGACGTATAAATTTGCCCAGAATGTGGATACTCTTCTTCCAAGTATTTTACGAGAACTCAAACAATTTAGAAAGATGGCAAAGAAGGATATGGCAAAATCAACTGGTTATATGAAGGAAGTTTTCAACGGTAAGCAACTTGCGTATAAGGTTTCAATGAACTCTGTGTATGGTTTTACTGGTGCAGGTAAAGGCATGCTTCCTTGTGTCCCCATCGCATCTTCCGTGACTTTGATTGGTCGTTCTATGATTGATAAGACGAAGAATTATGTTGAAGCCAATTTCCCTGGTGCTCAAGTCCGATATGGCGATTCAGTATCCCCCGATACACCCCTTCTTTTACGACAAAATGGTGTAGTCACTGTTATGACCATTGATAAACTTTCAAGTGTTTATATTATTCGTAGCGATGGTAAAGAAATCGCACATCCACAATTTGAGGTATGGACAGAAGATGGTTTTACTGAAATTGAACAATTGGTTCGACACAAAACAAATAAAAAGATGTATAGAGTAATAACTGGAAACGGTATAGTTGATGCAACGGAAGACCACAGTCTCCTCCATGAAAACAAAACAATGTTAAAACCAGGAGATCTCTTATATGGGACACCACTTCTCCATGGTGATTGTGGAAAGTCTTTGGAAACAACTATATTTCCCTCGTATAATGTTGAAGATGCGGAAGACATGGGTAGAAATCTAATTGATCGCGTGCCAACATCCATTTTGAATGCTCCAATTGAATATGCGGAAAGTTATATTCTTGGTGCATTCGGAAATAGCACTAAACTCCATATACCATCAAAGGCATTGTGTATGGAAATATATTTGTTGTGTCGTCGAATTGGTTTGAATATCAAATTATACGCAACGAATGATAATTATATTATTGAATTGGGTAAATTTAGAAACCCCGAATGTGTCCGAAACATCATCTATTTAGGGCGAACAAATGACTATGTGTATGATTTGACAACGTCGTCTCATCATTTCCATGTTGGGCCCGGTGATATGGTTGTGCATAATACCGATTCCGTGATGGTTGAATTCGATGTTGGTGACAGAACGGGTGAGGATGCGATTGCTTATAGTTGGGAACTTGGTGAACGTGCGGCTGCGGAATGCACTAAATTGTTCAAATCTCCTAACAACTTGGAACTCGAGAAGGTCTACTGTCCCTACTTTTTGTATTCAAAGAAGCGATACGCCGCGAAACTATGGACAAAGGGCAAGGATGGGAATATGCACATGAATTACATAGACGTAAAAGGTCTTCAAGTTGTTCGTCGCGACAATACACCCTATGTCCGTGAGGTGTGTAAAGAACTGTTGGATGTTGTGTTGTCTTCAAATGACCAGGAGCAGCCCAAGGCTCTGGCGCACCAGCGTGCGGTTGAACTTTTGGATGGCCGCATTGATCACAAAAAACTTCTCCTTTCCCAGCAATTGGGTGATAAATACAAAAATGAAAACCTACCCCATGTCGCTGTTCGAAACAAAATGCGCGAACGCAAACCTGGTTCAGAACCTCAGTCGGGTGATCGTGTGTCCTACCTCCTCGTAGATACTGGTGATGACCGCGCGAAAGCATACGAGAAGGCAGAGGATCCCGTGTGGGTAGATACACATGATTTACCTATTGATTATCGATACTATTTCATGAACAAGTTCTTAAATCCAATCTGTGATTTACTAGAACCTCTGGTAAAGAACCCTAAGGAGGAGATATTCGATGACCTTATTATTAAAAAACTAAGAGGGAGGAAGAAGATAGTGGTTGATAAGAACCAACCGAGCGTTTTTGACATATTTAAAAATTGGGGGCTTAATAATAGTAAGAAGACATGATTTCAGAAATTGAAAAACTCGTGGATGACGAAGTCGAACGACGCATAGTCTCACGACTAACGAAATACGCAGAGAATATTTCGTTAGTGCATGGAATACCTTTGCGATTGGTGCTGCGTGATATACCAAAGAACGATGTGGGTGATACAAAATGTAAGGGCATTCTAAAAACAGGGAAAAGATGTTCAAGAAATTCTAAGAATGATGGTTTCTGTCTATCACATCTTCATCAAAAGAAGACATCAGAGCCCATTACTATAGTCTCTGATGTCGTCCATAATCACTCGTTTCCTCCTCTTTTCCAGGAGGGATGTCCAGCGTGTGAACACACTCGAAAAGAAAAGGCTCCAGTGTCCGCACCAAGTTGGCTAAAAAAGCCATCTACTTCTTAAGAATATGTTTATTGTTTTCGATATAATTAATGATATCATTGACGATACACCATCGCAGAAAATTCAATTGACTTACTGTGGTTGAAATTTCATCGCCAGACGGTAATTTAAAATTAATTCGTTCTGTGCGACAAAAAGGATCAAATGCCCTTTTACTGTACCCATCCAACGACGCCTTGTATTGGATGTGTACAGGAAAATCCTTACCGTCTCGTGTTTTGTATCTCGTCTGATTTGACTTTGCGTAGTTCGTAATAAACCACTCTATGTTTCGCAAAGAAACGCCCTTTCTGTGGTTGATGACATCGAGGAGTTGATCTGAGTGGTTTTTTTGGCAATAGAACTTACTTAAAGAGTTTAATAATAGTTGTTGAGATTGGCTAATCATTAGTATATACTATATCCTATTCTTTAAATATTCCCTGAATAGGCTATTCCATAATTCTATTTGTTCTTGTGTTTTTGCATAATTTTTGGGTCTCAATTGAACAGGCTGACCAATACTTCGCTGTGCCTCTATACGGGGGTTGAACTTCAACTTGTCTTTAAAACATCCGTAGCATACTCTTTTCACTTTGAGACCGTAAAATTTATAATACATATCGTTATATTTATACGAGAGAGGAACCTTACTGTAAAAATTAACAAATGGCCTGATTAATCCATAGTCTCCGTTCATTGAAAAATAAACAGCGACGGGACGGTCGCATTGAAAGCATTTGTGTTTCCACTTGAAGGACATATATAATAATTTTTTTATTTCTTTATTATAGAAATGTTCTGGAACATAGTTGTCGTTCTTGTTCTTATCCTACTCATCAGCAAGAGTATGAACAAAACCAATTCATCTGTCATTGTCAAACTTGTACAAAAAACTGCAAAATATGCGACGATGGCACAACAAGATGACGCACCGATGTTGGCTCTCATGCATGCAAACTATTCAATGGCCTACCTCGAGGCACTTTTGGATATGGCGACATACAGACAAATTAACCGAGCCACAAATGTTGATGTCAAACTTTTTATAGAACACGTCATGATGGTTCAACAAAGTGTCACAAAAAAGGTTGTTCAGAAAATACCATCTCTTCAGGGAGAGATAGACCTTTACCTGTCTGCCATAGCGGGAAATAATTAATTTTTTAAACTAATACATTGTATATGATTATTCAAAGTATTATCGTGATCGCAATTCACTATTCTTTGGTCAATTTCTACCTAAGTCGAGTATATTCAAGGAGTTTTGCAATAGAAGAAGATGAGCACGAGTTGGTTGATCGAGCCTCGTCGGTGGGAAGTAACGAAGACCCACCCCTATACGTCGAAGAAGTGTCCCCAAAGAGCACCGGTTGTAGGTGTTTCAAGTGATCCAAGAATTCAGAAAATAAAAGAAAAGTATGATGAACTACAACACATTAAAAATTCTAGAAAAGTTCAAGTAGTATCGGATGTAGTGATGACCACGAGTGAAACACACACGGGCATCAGCAGTGTGTGTGAAGCCATCACTAAATCGGGGAAAAGGTGTTCGTTCAAGGCAATGTGCCAGGGCAAATGTAAAAAACATTCAAAATAAAAATATTTTTAATAATTAAATAGATGGTTAATCTTACTCCAGCCATAATTTCAATGGCTTTGTTCATCGCGATTACGTATTCAGCCCCAACAATTATTAAAAAGCCAACAAATATTAAACCCATTGATGATCTCGTCAAAATGTCCATAATTCAACGAGAATTTATGATGACTGGAACCATCCTCGCGGGTGTGATCGTTCTCCTCACAATCTATATCATGGATGAGGTTCTACAAGGGAAACCCCTCTTCTAAACTCTTCCAAAATATTTTCACTCTTCAACAATTCCTTCGTATGTGGATGTTCCATATGACGCAATTGTTTTGTATACGCATCATCCATGAATTGAACCAGTTCGTCAAAGTTAGGGTCGCCCCATTCCATGCCCTTTTGAAACAAAAAGTCATCTTGGGTCAACGTCTGTAATCCACACTTGATAGTGTAGGGTGTCTTAATATACTCAACGGCACCTCCATACTCAGAGATAATCACGGGCTTATCGTGAAGCGCAGCCTCCACGGCGCCCATACCTATACCCTCAGATTTACTGAAAGATACATAACAATCACCCTCGGCGTGAATTTTATCAACCTCTTCGTCCGGAAGCAAACCGTTAATTATAGTCACGTTCGGAAGATTAATGGACACCGCTTGATTACACGTAGCCTTCACCAATAAGTGTGTATCGGGGCGGTTCATTCGAATAAAAGCCTCCAATATACGACGGAAATTCTTACGGTCATCAATAATATTACCGATGTGATAGAAAATATAGGGTTTGTCAGTCTTGTCTATGGGTGGGAGAGGACGCGTTGGAACATTTGCGTGAATAACAAAGAATTCTGTATTTGGGAACTGTCTCGAAAAAACCTTTTTACAAAATTCACTCGCCACGGCAACCTTATCGAACTGTTCAAAAAGTCGCCCGTATTCTGGATGAACCGTCTCCGTTTCACAAATAGACATACATATCAATCGCTTACACGCCTTCTTTAATTGGGGAATGGCGTCAAACCAATGCTTCACAGGGAGCGCAAATATAAACATATTTTCACAAAATTCAATCTTGTCTTGATAAATAACTTTATATTCAGTGCCTGGAAATAGTTCAGCATATTTTTTACATAGTTGTCCAATCCCTGACATAAGCGAGGGGCCAACAACTTGTATCTGAACCATTCTATAATAATTATACATTCTATTCTCTATCCTGGTACTTCTAATACACCACTCGATGGGTAATTACCATTTGCGTATGGGTGGAATTTCCATCCCAAAGCACCATCCTGTGTTCTATCACCCTCCTCCCGTGCTTTAATAATGTCACCCGATTTTACACCTTTAATACGTGTCCATGCAGTCCCACGTTCACCACCACCCTTAGACGATCGGGTGGCACGAACTCTTTGTTGGTCGTTTATAAACACTTGAACACCTGTCGTACAACTTCGGTTACTCCACGTACCACAATTCCTATTATATTGTTTCCATTTCGCGCGGAATTCTAATTCACCTGGTATGGCTTGACCACCTTTGGGACCCATAATTTCAACGCCACCTACCGTATTTAATCCTCTATTGTGATTAGCTACACCTTGCCAGTATTCACCGGGACCGCAATATTCACCCTCTACTGTGCCATGTGCTATTGGACAGTTTGCACCCCCGTACTGGGCTTGAGAACTTATTTGATATGTTCTCGAACGGTAGCCTTGAGCACTTCTTGGACAATCAGACCACGCGGTCCATGCACCCTGACAGGGAACTGGACATGGTTGGGTATTACACGCTTCTTCTTGGACTACCTTATCCGCAAATGGACAAGCTGCACCACCGTATGCTGCACGAGTTGTGTGATTATATGTTCTTTGTCTTTTACCACCACCACACGTCTTTGAACACCCACTCCACTCGGTAAATGAACCCACGCATGCGACTGGACAAGGGTCAGTGTTACAAGGTTCGGATTCTTCATAACCCTCCTCCACCATTTGACCATCAATTTCACATACTTTACCACCGTGTTCCGCTGGGCGAATATATTTATATGTCCGTTTTCTCAATCCACTACCGCAATTTTGAGAACAATCTGACCATCCACTAAACTCACCAACGCAATCTACGGGACAAGGATCTGTGTTGCACTCTACAGTCTCTGTATCACCATCGAGGTTGGTGCACACGTCTCCATTACCAGACGCAGGGGTAGAAATTTTATATATTCTTGTTTTCTCCCCACCTTCGCACGCTTTGGTGCACTCCGACCAGGGTCCCCATTCACCAATACAATTCACATCGGGATCTGTTGGTGGATTTGCAATGTCTTCTTGTGTATTTGCAACTACACCAGTCTCTGTTGGAAGTTGTCCTATAATACCTTGCGCAGCAGTAGCGGCAACAGCATCTGGATCTAACGCGAGAAGATCTGGATCTGTTTCATCCATCTCTTCATCAATAACCTCATCTGAAACGTCTGAACCCCTCGCAACATTTCCAGTTTTAGTTGTAGGTTTCTTTTTTTCTTCTTCTTCTTCTTTGTCTTTTGAGTTTTTGAATAAAAAATATCCACCGACGGCTAGGAGTATGACCACTACCAAAATTACTATAGCGATGACGGCGCCGCTCATTATTATTTAGTAGCGATTTTTTTATTGCACTGGAGTTGCCGCTGTGGGTTTCATAATATACAAGAAGAGACCGATGATGAGGGCTATGAACAACAAAAGATAGGAAAATGGATATTTCTTTTTTTTACGTTCCTCTTCTTCTTCCTGTTTTGTTGGAATTCTTACAACATTCGCATTTAATTCGTCAATCTTTATAATTAAAGTATTCAGTGCCTGAAGTATTTGAATATCTCTGTCCTTTGGTTTTTCCTTGTGATCCACGGATGTGATTTCAAGAACCATATAAAATGAATCTCTCGGAGACGAGACAACTAAAGGTCTATATGTTCCGTTTGTCAACCGTTCATTAATTTGAAAGTGTAATTTTTGAATAGATATTGGATTGAAATAATTTGCTTTTTTACTGTTAAGAAATCCCCATTCGTGAACGTCTTTGTAATAATTACTTCCATTCGCGGAATGTGAATATTCCAATGGAATTCGAGCCATTACTTGACCCTTTGTTTCATCTAACATTTGTGCCTTTTTAGGTATATCTGGACACAACACATCTATGTATCG